CATCTTGGCGAGCCCGAGCCCGATCAGCGCGAGCGCGTCGCAGAAATCATCGCGCGTGCCGTGCGGAAATTTGAGCAGCTGGTCGTGCGCCTCGGGCCACCACCTGGTGAACGCCGGGAAGTGCACCATCTGCATCGCCGAGCGCGCCTGGATAGCCTGAGCTCGAGCCTGCTTGTCCTGGTTCGGATTGATCTGGTCGACCGCACAATAGACGCGGCGCTCGTTCATGCGCTTCTTGAGGAACGGCCCGAGCGAGCGCTCTATCTGCCCCTTCTCGCCCCACCACATGTGCGGCTTGTATTTGCCCATCAGCGCGACCATGCCCTCGATCGCCTGCACGCTGTCCAGGCGCGCCCAGACAATGTCGGGCATGATCCAGAGGTGGTCCTGCTCGTCGACGCCTACGATCATCAAGCAGGTCTTGTCGGCCTTCTGGTCGAGCGACACCGCCATGTCGCACGATCCGTAGAACCGCATGTCGTCCTTGTGCGGCGCCTGGCTCATTGCGTTGTAGGTGACCAGGTCGGCGCCCTGGAAGAACGCGCCCTCGCGTGGCGCCGGACGGCCCTGGTAGAGCGCAGCGAACCCCCGGGGATCGGTGACCCGCACCTCCTCGAGATACGCCTCGTCGAACCGCGCCGGCCAGAGCGCCTCACCAGGAGCTCGGCCCAGGATATCGTTTTCCTCTGCGATCGCCGGCAGGTCGATCTTGCGCCAGAGCTTGGCCTCCGCGGCTGTGTAGTAGGGCGACATGGGATCGATCAGCCGGCCGACCAGGTCGTCCTCGGTCCACCTGGTCTGAATGATCACGATCGCGCCGCGCTTGTTCATCAGCCGCGATCGCAGCACCTGGGTGTACCAGGTCCACAGCCCGTCACGGATCAGCTGACTGTCGGCCTCGCGCCGATCTTTGATGGGGTCGTCCAATAAAATTATGTGCCCACCGCGGCCGGTGATGCTCGAGCCGCGCCCCACCATGAAGATCACGCCGCCGGCCGTCGTCTCGATGCGGTCGACCGCGGCAGCGCGCTGCTTGATCGCGAGCTCGGGGAAAACCTGCGCGTACTGCGGCAGCTGCATGATGTCGCGAATTTTGCGACCAAGATCCCAGCTGTAGTGCTGATTGTAGGTCGCGACGATGATGCTTCTGTCCGGGTGTTTGCCGATGTACCAGGCGGGGAACATGGCGCTCGCGAGCGTCGTCTTCCCGAAACGCGGGCCTAAGTTAATCATCAGCCTTCTGATGCGCTCGGCCTCCACCTCCTCGAGGCCGGCGCCAATGACCTTGTGAAACTTTTGCGCGTCATAGAGCGTGCGATCAGGATCCTCGGGCGCCTCCGGGTCGGCCATCATGAGCTCGGTGAACGGCACGAGCTCCTGGCGCGCGCGGAGGACAGCGCGCTTGCGCTTCAGCAGCAGCAGGCGACGCTCGGCGTCGGACATTACTTGCCCCGATGGATCTTCGGTCGACCCACATAGTTCGCGTGCTTGGTGACATGATCAGGCAGCGCGAAATTACGGATCGTGCCGGTGATCTCGCGGGCCGGCTTGATCTTCGCCGCCTGAGGCACCGGCGCGATCGCCGGCGTCGGCTCCTGCGTCGGGGTCGGGGTCGGGGTCGGTGGTTCGTTTGCCATAGGTCTTCTCCAGTGCTCTCAAGAGCTCGACAATGTGCGCCTCTTCTTCGTCCATCTCGTCGGGCGGGCCGTCCCACCAGTTCGTCTCGATGTACATTTTAGCGGTAGGTTGAGCCCTTGTTCGCAGGAGTCGTCTCAAGACCGCGTCTTGCCCACTCAGGCTCTTTAATTCCTCCAGCAAGGTCGTAGATGCGATCGCGCGCTTGCTGGGCTGTGATTTCGCCGGCATCGAATTGTCTCCAAATTGCGTCCACGGCTGCGGGGTTGGTCTGCCCGCCTGGTTGCTTTCCTCGCTTCCAGGTGTCCGTGAACAGGGTGCGTACCGGCTCCCATGTAGCAGATTGAGCAGCGCGCGGCAGCATGCCGGCCTCATCGGCAAACCGCCGCGTTGCGTCAGCCGTCCAGCCATACGTGCCCTGCACGCCGCTGATGTCCGAGCTACTCGTGTTCGCCTGCCCCTTCGTGCTGCCTGACGCCAGGTTGTGCGACACCGCGGCAGACTTGCCTGACAGTGGTCGCATCTGCGCCGCGGCGACCGCATGCGTGTCTGCGGTGATGTCGCCAAACCTCGGGTCGTTCGGCCGCTCGATGTTGTTGTAGAACGAGCGGACCTTGTGCTTGTTGCCCAGGAGCTCCGAGATGAGGTCCATGTTGCCGCCGCTCTCCATGGCGCGCACGGCTTTTTCAATCTCGTTGAACGACCCCCACCCGACGTTTCGCAGTTCACCCTTGGTGCCCTTCGTCATGTACTCGCCGAAAGCGCCCTCGGGCGTAACTGAGCGATAAGGCCGCGGGTTGTGCGCCTCGTCGTACATGCGGATCCACATTGCCTTCTCGAGCGGGTCGGTGAGCTCGTCGAGCGTCTTGCCGCGGATAGCGCGGAAGATATCGAGGTTCTCGCTGCCAGGCTTGAGATACTGCCAGTCCTTCGTTCCCATGCGTGAGTGCGCATAGTCGATCATATCTTGCGTCATCGGCCGGCCGGCCGCGGCGCTGGTCATGATGTCGCCCAGGCGCTCGCCCAGGCTGGCGTTCTTGAACCAATCCATCTGCGGTGAGAGCGACGCGAGCATCGCGGACGCCGAGCGGCGCGGAATACCCCAGCGCTGCGCCAGGGCGTCGGCGATCTGGTTCGCGCCCTCATACCAGAGCGGCGAACGGTCCTTCATCACCTGGGGCGAACGCTCGTGCAGATAGGCCAGGTTCTCGCTGGTCTGCTTGAGATATTCCTGCACCGCCTGCAGGTCGTCCATGTTCTTCAGTCGTTCGAACCCTGGATAGCCCCGGAGCAAATTGACGTTGTGCTCGAAGCCGCCGGTCCCCTTCTTGTTGGGGGTGACCAGCCGCATCTCATCGCTGCCGATCGATAGGTGTTGCCTGAGCGGATCCTCCGTCGCGCCCGCTCCGGTCGGGAACCTGGTCGACACCCTGGTATCGCCAGGCTCGATCGGCTGCACCGGCGCCTTCTGCTCGGTGTGCGACCAGAGCGCGCCGCGCTCGAGCTCCTGCGGCGTCATCGCGCGGGGAGAGCTCGCCGTGCGCGGCTCGAGGATTGAGCTCGAGATGACGTCGCCGGTGGTCGGCGGCGGTTGCGGCGCGCCCAACTCTATCCTTTGCCGCGGGAGTATCGGGCCAGAGCCGAGCCGAGCGTCAGCCTGCGGCTTTGGCACCCACCTCTGGGCAGCCTTGCCGACCTTGCCGGCGACCGGCGGCACTGTCGCCAGGGCGACATCGGTCGGCGAGCGCGCCTCCTGCAGCGCCATCACGTTCCCGAGCGGGGTGAAATCCGCGATCGTGTCGACCCTGTCGGCGAGCCCCTGGCGCATCGACGAACGCTCGTTGCCCAGGATCAGAGAGCGCAGCCGCGAGCGCGCGGTGTCGGGCGCGTTGGTCAGGCTCGGCTGCCCATCGTCAGGCAGCGGCGCCGGCTGAGCTCGCTGGAATAGCGGCGTCTTCGCTTCCGCCTCAGGGCTGATGCCAACCGGCCGCACGTTGAGGTCGACCCTCCCGCTGACATTAGGAGCGCTGCTGAACGCGGGTGGGGGCGCCGGCTGCTGTGGTAGCGCGTAGGCGTTCGGAGCTTGTGGTTGGGCTCCCTGCTGCGACTGCAGCCATTGCAGATAGCGCAGGTAGTCGGGCGGCATATTCTGCAGGCCCGCGACCATGCTTGTGCCGAGCTCTTCTCCCGCCATGTCAGTCCCTCTGCGGTGCCGGCACGACGCATTTCGCGAGTAGCTTCTGCACTTCCTTCTGGAGCTCCACGGTCAGCTGCACGTTCTCACGCCTGGAATAATTAAACTGGCTTGACTGCATGTAGACAAAACCGATCAAGCTTAGGTTCATCACCACGAGGCTAAGCGCCAAAGGGTTTGTCTTGAGGCTGTCCACCACACCGATGGCAACCTTCCCGCTTGTGTCGACGACCATCATATTGCGTAGCCTCACCTGATCGGCGGCCCGAAAACCTGCCAGCCGAGCAACAACAACAGAATGAACAACAGCAGGCTGTTGCCAAACGGGTGCCACTGACCTCCGACAATGCCGCCCCAGTTACTCCACAGACCAAACACGAGCCACAGCAGCATGAGGATCCAGAACAGCAAACCAAACGACATTGCTCCCTCCTCTAGTAACGACGACCACCAGCGCTGCCTGTCTGCAGCGCTGGTGACAGAAGCCTGTAGAGCGCGTCGGCAAAGCTTGCTGTCGTGCCCTGCGGCGCCGGCTGCGCCATCTGAGGCTGCTGCGGTTGTCGGTTCCAAGCTTCCTGTGCCAGCTGTCCGCTCCGCTGGTTCTGGTACGCGAGCATGCGCGGGTCGGGCGGTATAGCCGCCGGAAAGATCCACTCGTCCGTCTTCTCGTTCCCGATATCGTTGAGCCCAGCTTGACCCTCCAACGTCGCCCCTCGCGCGTCCCTCAGCGTCTGTGCCGCTCCAGGCCCCGGCGTGATCGGCCCCATATCGGAAAAAGCTTTCTCCATTCCCTGGAGTAATCCTCTCCCGGATCGCTCAAAATGCTGCTTCAAGGCGGGACTCACCCCGCCTCCAGCGTATTGCGTCCCTGCCAAATCCTGCGCGGGGTCGGGCACCGGCTGCGGGTATTGCGCCCCCGCGGCCGGATCGGGCTGCGGCGGCGCGCCTGGCTGCCCTCCCGCGAACATTTCGTACAGCATGTCACCCAGACCGGGCATCGGTCAGTCTCCTTACCTTGTTCTCGAGCACCTCGATGCGCGCCATGGCCTGCTTCAATGCCTTGAGCACTACGTGCATGACATTCTCAGACAGCAACGGGACGACCACCTCTTGACCAAAATTAACCGGCCTTCCGTCCTTGAAGCCTGCTCGCGGTTCCTCCAGCGCTTTAATGGCAGCATATGCGTCTGGATTATCCTGGATCGCAGTAGACAGGACTTGAGCGCTGCCCGGCATATAGTATTGCGCTTTGTGGTTAATCCACAGGGCGGCGGCGCGCACATTCCCCAATTGCGACATCGGCGTGACGTTGAAATAATAAGGCCCACTGTAACCGGGGCCATAATCCAGATTTTCCCAGGGCCCCATATAAAACGGCCCCGGCGTACCCTCGCGCATTTGATAGCCCGACGCAGACTGCGTGATCGGCGTTCCGCCGGTGGTGGTGCCGGTCGCCGTGAGCGTGCCGTTGACCACCAGGTTGCCGTCCATCTGGCTATTGCCGGTGACGTGTAGCGAGCCGGTGTTCACCGCACTTGCGTTCACCGTACCGATATTGCCGGTGGCCGCATTGATGGTGTTGGTGTCGATCGTCCCTGGAATATTTGCGTCGTTGGCAAACCAGACCTTGCCGTTCAGATCGATGATCAGTCGCGCGGCGCCGGCGCTCTCGTCGCCGATCGCATAGCGACCATCGGCGTAGACGCCGGCGGTCCAGGCACGCACACCTGACACGGTGTAAAGCGTGCGCGCGTAGTAGCCGGCCGGCACCGTGACGCGCAGCCCGTCCTGCGCGGTCGACGTGATCGCGCCGTATACTGTCAGCCCGCCGGCGTTGATCAATCCGTAGGTCGCGCCGCCGTTCTCGCTCTGGAAATAGATGCCGTTGCCGTTGTGGGTGCGCAGCGCAATGTTCGTCGCGTCGTCATAGAACCCGACCCCCGCGTTGCCGCCAAATTGCAGGCCAGGCACCCTGATGACGTTCTGAAACGTCGCGAGGCCGCTCGCATTGTCGAGCACGAGCGCTGCGCCGAGATAGCCGCCGCCGGCATCGTAGTGATGAAACTCGAGGTTCGCGGTAGTCGGATCGTTGCCGCGGATAAGCCAGCGTGCGGCGCCGCTTGCCTCGGTGAAATACAGATCGGAGTAGCCCGAGTTCTGGATCGTCAGCACCGGCACGACCAGACCGCCGGTCATCGTGTCGCCGGCGCGCAGCACCCGATCGTTCGCCAGCGTGCTCACATAAGCAATCTGCCCGTCGACATACTGCTTCGGCACGAGCTCGAGCGCCCCCACCGGGTTGCCCAGGATACTGATGCGCCCGGTCGAGCGGCTGATCGTCAGCGGCGCGTCGATGACAAAGCCGGCATCGTCAAAACGATATATGTGGAGGTCGACCGGGGCGAGCTCGTCCGAGCGTAGCAGCCAGCGGGTCAGGCCGTCGCGCCGCAGCCAGATATCCGCCTGGCTGGCGCCGAGCGCATTGAGCACCAGGCTGGCGCCGGTCTTGTCGATCTCCAGGTTGCCGTACATGTTGCGCGTGCCGTCGAGCAGGACAAATTGCCCGCCATCAGTCATGCCGACCCAGTCGGACGGGTCGAACGGGCCAGGCGCAACGCCGGCCTTCGCCTTCCAGATCTGTCCGTTGAATGTGACGAAGTCGCCGCTGACGTACTGTGCGGTCGTCGCGAAATAGCGGATCGCAATGAGCTCGAGCGGCTGTCCGGTCGCGCCGCCTGGCGCCTCGTCGCCGACCGCCAGCTGCCGGGTTGCGGTGTTAACCGCCAGACTGCGACGCTCGAGGTGAGAAAAACCGACCAGCGGGTCGGCTGTACCTATGTGGCGGACGGTCGAGCCCATGTCACCTGAACCTGAACTGGAGGGTGTTGCTCGTCTTGTCGCCGGTCTTCACGACGACCGGGTAGTAGCCGATCGCAAGCTTCGCCACCTCTCCGACCAGCTTGGAGCTCGAGTAGTACATGGTCGGCTGCACGACGCCGTTGAACAGCACCTTGCTGTTGTCCTGAAACTCCGCGCCGGCCACGGTAAGCATGATCGGTGCGGTGCCGCTCGCTACGGCATCGGGCGGCGTCAACGTCGTGATGACCGGCGTCGGTGTCGGTGTCGGTGTCGGCACCGGCGTATTGATCCGGTAGTATTCCTCGCGCACCTGGTCGCGCTTGTTCTCACCATCGATGCAGCTGTAGAGCGACTGCACGACGTTATTCGGCAAGCCGATCGTGTAGGTGCCCTCGGGAGAACCCTCGGGAACAATTGCGCGCGCCCCCGGCACCAACAACGCCGCAGCGGTTGGTTTTCTGAGGTGTGCCGGATAGCCAGGTTCGGGGTATGACCCTGGCAGCCAGGGGCGCTCTGCCATCACGCAGCGTCCTCCTTCGGTGCCGGTGGCGGATCCGGCGGTGTGCTCATCGGGTCAGGCTTCGCCGGCTCGGCCGCCGGCTGCGGCTCATCGTGTCGCTTGTGATGCCGCGTATGCTCCTCGTCGTCGTCGTCATGCTTCGGCTTAGTCGACATCTTCGCCCTCCTCTGCGCTCTGCGCTCATCGACCCTCTCGAGGATCTTCTCTCTCACCTTGGGGCGGGCCGCCGCGGCCCGCTCCTTGATCTTCTTCAGCACGGTTCGCTTTTTCACTTTCGCCATGGCTCACCTCTTGCGGCGCGTTCCTTCGGGTGCCGCCTCAGTGAAAGTAAATTGCTGCGGGGCGGTTTCATGGGTGAACGTCCGCACCAGAACCGGATAGCTGCCAGGCGTGCCGGCGGTCGTCGGCGTCACCAGCGTCGTCAGCTTGGTGGCATCGACAAACGTCGTGGGTTCGACCCCACCATTAAAAACGATGACGCTTTCCGGCATGAAGAACGCACCGATGCACTCGAGCGTGATCTGCGGGCCGCCTATCTCCGCCGAGCTCGGATTGAGGCTGTTCAACGCCGGCGGACGCGCCAGGCTAAACGGCTTGACCTTCATGTACTCCTCGAGGTCGCCGGTGATGTCCGCTTTAGCGGGGCCGACGACCCGGATCTCCATGCCGGCCGGAACGTGGTGCATCGCCATCTGTTTCTCCTGCTGCTGTCGCCGCCAGGGCGATATTGCTTGCGAAGTGCGTCGCGATCGGCGCCTGGGCGCCCGCCGGCGCGTTAGTCGCAGCGATCACCTGGTTGATAGCCGGCGTCGTTGTCGGCACCCAGAGCGCCACGCGTGCGGCCTGCGTCGTCATCATGTGCTCCCAAGCCGCCACCCGCCGGTGAAGCCGGAAGGCACTGCGCCGACAAACGTGCGCTGTCCAAGGTTGAGAACGTTTCTGCTGGTCTGCGAGCCGGCGAAGAAACCCATGACCGCAGGCCCCATGGTCTTGGCGCTGTACAGGCTGATGCTCACGCCGCCGATGTTGTTGGCGGGATCCTGGCTACCGATCGCCTGGCCGTTCCAGTTGCCTGACGGCGCAACACGGAACCAGACTTTCTCATTGTCCAGGTCGACCGCCACGCCGACAACGCTCTCGACGGCGAGGACGCCGAGCGAGCGCCCGCTATTGACATCGTTGCTTTGGATCCCGCCGCGGTTATTTACATACGAGCTATTTAAGCCACCCCCCACATTTGCCCACGTCGCATCGTTCGTCACCAACCCGCAGCCCTCGTTGGCAAACGAGTTGATCGATGGGAACTCGCACTCGAAATAGAACTTCCCAGCGCTCTTCATGTTGGCTGTGCCAACAGACGCGAAGGCGTCCGATGGAGTGTAGTAGAGCCGCTCGCCCTTCTCGATCTTGGCGTTTGCCACGTCGGTGGAATACGTCAGATAAGCGTAGGTCGGGTGACCGATCGCGGTCTGGCTCCCGGACGGCCCCCAACCCGGTGTAAAGCCGGCGGGCACCGTAAAGGCAAAGGCACCGGCGCCGAAATTGTACAGCCACTGACCGGTGGTCAACATGCACATCGGAGCGATGCGCGTCTGCGACCAGTAGCCGATGTCGATGCCGCCGACATTGGTCGCCGGATTAGCTGATGCGTTATTATTCCAGTTGCCGCCGTTCTTGCGCGCCCAGAAGCGCCAGTTGTCGAGGTCGACCGCAAAGCAGAACACAGAACCGACCGCAGTCCCGGCGCCAAGGTTTGCACCTGGTACGCCGGTGAACCCGCGCGCCCTGATCGCGCCTGCGGCTGTGTTGACCGCTGCAGCGCCAACCGGCCACGAGTTGAAAATCTGAGCAGTCGTGGCGCCTTCGGCGGCAACGCCGACGCACTCATCGGTGTTGCCCGAGATGGTGATCTTCGCCTCGAAATAAAACTTTCCGGTGTTTTTGAAAGCAGTCGAGGCGATCGTCAGCATGGTGCCGGTGGTCTTCTCTACGCGAAGGCCGCCAAGCGTCAGCGTCGCATTGGTGTTGGTGCCGCCGGTGAACGACACGTCGTAGATGGTGTCGAGCACCGTCACCGTGATGGTCTGGTTGGTCTGGTTGCCGGAAAGGTCGGTCGCGCGCACCGTGACGATGTACTGGTTGTTCAGATCGGCGTCGTTGGGTGTCCCGAAAATCTTCACGTCGTCGTTGAGCCAACGCAACGACTGACGGCTGGTTGGAGTGAGCTCAAACCGCGCCGCATCGGCGCCGCCGACGATCGACCAAACGACAGGTTCGTTCGCCGTCAGAGCGTGCGCCAGCTGCGCGAGCTCATTGATGCTGACGCTCGAGCTCGAGGTGATGGTCGGCGCCGTCGTGTCTGCCGGATTGTGCGGCCAGCCTGCCGTGAAGCCAGAAGGCAGCGCACCGATAAACGCCTGTTGCCCCCAGTTGATGACGCCGCGCCAGGTACTGATGACCGACAGTCCGATCATCGGCCCCATGGCCTTGTCGACGCCCACGTAGTTGCTGATGCTCACGCCGCCGGTATTGGTCACCGGATCTTGCAGACCGATCGCCTGGCCGTTCCATAGACCGGACGCCCCATTGCGGAACCAGACCTTCGCGTTGGTCAAATCGATCGCCGCACCAATGCAACCCTCGTCCGGTACCGTGCCAATCGACCGACCAGAACTGACGCCGTGGCTCCAAATTGCGCCGCTGTTGAACACAATCGCCATGTTGTTGGCGAAGCCGTTGCCAAGATCACCATTGATCGCGTTGTGCGCCATAAACCCAGAAACGCCGTTACCTTGCGCATTTGCCGGTGTGATCTCGACATAATATTTGCCGGTATTCTTAAAGTCGGGTAGGCCGGCGTGCGTCACGTCCGTAAAGGGCGATCTGCCAAAATGAGCCAACCGCTCGCCCTTTTCGATCTGCCCAGCGTTGGTGTCGAACTGAGCAGCCAGGCGGGCATAGGTCGGGTGACCGATCGCAGTATGCGAGCCGCTTAGCCAGCCCGGTGTGAAGCCGGCCGGCACTGCGCCATTGAAAGCGCTCTGCCCGAAATTGAACACCTGCTTTGAGGTGGTAGTCACCGATGCCATCGGAGCGACGCGCGTCTGCGTCAGATACTCGATACCAAGACCTCCGACATTGGTCGCTGGATTGGCTGATGCGTTGTTATTCCAAATCCCCGCCGCATTGCGAACCCAGAACTTCCAGTTGTCCAAGTCGACCGCGAAGCAGGCATAGCTGCCAAGCGCAATCGTGCCAAGATTATAAAGGGTATTAGAGGAAAACCCACGCCCGTTGACATTGCCGTTGTGGACGATACCAAACCAGTTCATGCCATAGGTAAAATCTTGAACCTTCGCCATTGTCGCGCCTTCAATGACAACCCCAAACGAGTCGTTGGTGTTGCCGGCGACGCGCGTTGCCTCAAAATAGTATTTGCCGCTGTTTTTCCAGCCGTTCGCAACAATCGCCATACCGGCGGCGCCGCTTGTGTTGATGCCAAGGTTGGCGTCCGACAGAGTGACCGGGCCGGTTATGGTGCCACCAAGGAACGTCACGCCCTCGGCCGCGTCCGTGACGTTGACGGTGATAGTCTGCTCGACGAACAGCGCGCCAGGATCGGTCGCACGCACCCGCACCACGTAGGCGTTGCTGCCCAGGCTCGAGCCAGGCGTTTCGTAGTCCTTGGTTCCGTTGCCGGTCCAGCGCAGGGTCGAGCCGGCAATCTCGAAGTGCGCCATGTCGGCGCCGCCGACGCGCGACCAGGTGATGCCCTGCTCGTCCGTGCCGGTCAGTGTGTGCGCCAGGACCGTGTTCTCGACGTTGACGACGCTCGCGCTCGAGGTGATGACCGGCGGCTGGTTTTCAAACACGTCGAGCACCGCAATGGTGAACGTCTTGGCCGGCGTTGCCGGCGACACCTGGGTGACCGCGACCGTGATGTTGTAGGAGGCGACCGTCTCGTAATCGAACGGCACGGTCGTCTTGATGACGTTGCCCTCGAGCACAAACTTGCCGCCGGCACTTTCCACCAGGGCGAACAGCGGCGTGCCAGTGGTGCCGCTTGTGACCGAGAGGGTGCCAACCACCGTCCCGGCCGCGGCGTTCTCGTAGACGCTCGAGCCGGTGAGAATGATCTGGCTCGAGATGGTGTGCGGCGTGACGATGATGAGGAACGTCTCGGGGTCGGTCGGCGGCAGCACGCCCGAGACCGCAGCCGTGATGAAGTAGGTTGCAGCTGTCGCGTAGTCGAGCGGCGCCGCAACGCGCAGGCTGTTGCCGCTGACAAAGAATTTGCCGCCGGCATTGTCGAGCAGCGAGAACACCGGGGTGTCGCCGATCGTGTCGACGGTGCGGAACGTGCCGATCGTCGCGCCGATGATCGCGTCCTCGGATACGACGTTGCCGTCGAGCTCGATACCGCCCTCGACGAGCTCGAAGACGTCCTTCACGACGATCGTGAGCGTGCGGTGCGCGGCCGGCGGCGTGATGCCCATCACCTCGACCACGATGTTGTGCGAGACGGCTGTCTCGTAGTCGAGCGGGCCGGCCACCACTATCGTGTCGCCGACCAGGGCAAACTTTCCGCCGGCGTCGTCGCTGAGCAGGAAGGTCGGCGTGCCGGTGTACGGATTGACCACCGAGAGGGTGCCGACCACCGTCCCGAGCAGGCTGTTCTCGAGCACCCGGTTCTCCGACAGCTGGATCACCGGCGCCGGCGGCGGCGCGTCAAGCAGCGCGGTGATGTTGCCCGAGCGGAAATAGACCGCCCAGATGCGGCTGGTCGCGCTCGGCGGGGCATAGAACGTGAGCAGGTTGGTTTCTGCCGTGAAGTCGACGCGCGGCTCCTGGTTGACGCCGTCGAGCGTGACCCAGAGCTCCTCGGGCTTGGTGATGTAGGGCGACATGGTGCCGCTCATGTAGGTGAGCGTGAACACCGTCTTGATGCCGTCAGGCGCAATCGGATCGATCTTGAAGATGATGGCCGCGCCAGGCCGCAGGTCGTCCGCGCTGACCAGCAAGTCCCATTGCACGATCGAGTCCGCGGTCACCGGGAACAGCAGTGTCATGCTGTCCGCAGTCGCGTCGATGGTGTAGTCGCCTTTGCCGGTGCCGTCGTCCCTGGTGAGTTTCACTCCGTTCAGGTGGACGTCATGCTCGGTGTCATCGTCGAAGTCGCCAGGCACGACGCCAAACATGTCGGGACCGGAGAACGTCGTCTGGCCGGCGATCGCCTTGTAGTTATACCGGCTCAGAACGCCGCCGGTGAGCGAGAACGGCGCCACCCACATGTCGCCGGTCCAGAAGAACAACGTCTTCTTGATGGTATTGAAGTAGAACGACCCGACCGGGATCGGGTTGGGCACCATGACGCCGGTGTCAGGATTAACTTCACCTGGACTGGGGTGATGATCCCAGGCGCCCAGATAGAATGTGCTCATCCAGCCAACCAATTGCTGGACGTAGATAGCCCACCACTTGGCGGACCAGAGGCCGCCCATGCCGCCCATGCCGTCGATCGGCTGATAGAACAGGCCGCGCGGGTACGGGCTCTGCCTGATGAAGGCTGGCGCGTCGGGGCCCGAGACGACAGGCCCCGCCAGGTACTCAGCCCAGGCTAACGCATCGTCCCGGGACTTCTCTGCATTGCTCGCCCAGGCCTGCGCATTGTTCGACCAGTTCTCCGCATCGGTCGCCTGGGTGTCCAGGCTGGCCGCGGTCGTCTCGGCCGCACGCGTCACGGCGAGCAGCCGGCTCTCAATCTGCTTGATCTGGGAGTGCCACTGCATCGCGCTCGTGGCCGCCGCCTCGGCGTCCTTGGCGAGCAGCGAGATGTCCTGCGCGGTAACGGTGTGCGACGAAATTGCTGATTGCACCGAGCTATGCAGCAGGTCCGTGATCTTTGTTACATCGCCTGTAATAGTCGTGACCAGGCCAGGCTTCAGTTGTTCCGGCCCGACCAGCTGGTTGCGCAGCTGCCCGTCGTCGCGGCGGATCTCGGCGAGCGCCTCCTGCATGCCGATGACCACCTCGCGCAGTTCCGCGAACGCGCCGTCGAGCTCGTTGCCAGGCGGCGGTTGGGTCGGCGAGCGCCGCTGATGTTCTGAGAATGAAAAGTCGCGCGTCGGTCGGCGCAGGTTCGCCATCTGTCTGGAGGCGGCGCCTATTGTCTAGCCCTGGCGCGAGGGAGGCCGTGCCGGCGGCGTTGCAAGCGAATAACCCCCTATGCCGCTTTGCGGGGGCCCGCAAGTTCAGATAATCTGACAGGGTCGCCACTACCAAAGGAGCCCAACATGGGACGCAAGCTAGTTCGATTTTCTGCAATCTGCGACGCCTCAATCTTTTACGAGCTCCTCGAGATCCTCGAGGGCAAGGCAGTCGCAGGCACGGTCCAGTTTCAAACCGTGAAGCACGCAGGCGAGAGCGAGGACGGCAAGCTGAAGAGTATGCCCTCAGGTCGCGAGTTCATGCTCACCTACCTCGCTAAGTATTCCGCCTTCCGCGCACGCGATGCCCAACATGCCGCTGCCGAGCTCGGCCTGCACAAGCAGACCATCTACACCGCAATCCATACGCTGGTGAAAGAGGGCGCGCTGAAGCGCACCGGCGTCGGTCACTACGCGGTGAAAGGCGCCAAGGCGCTCGCGAAAGCCGCCACCGTCGTGAAGGGCAAGAACAAGCACCAACCCACCGGCGGCAAGGGCAAGAAGCGCGTGCCAGGCCTGACCACGCCCGATCGCATCGTCGCGTTCCTGCGCGGCAAGCAGAACGGATCCGGCGAGGGCGTGCATATCCGCGAGATCAAGAAGGCGGTCGGTACCAACGGCGTCTCGCCTGGGCTCACCTCGCTGATGCGGCGCAAGATCGTCACCAGGCCGTCGCCTGGTCACTACCGCGTGGCGGAGGCGTGACATGGCAAAACGCTTGCAGCTGTACCGCGCCTATTCGTTCAAGCAGACCGAGAAGGATCCGGTGATCCACAAGATCCACACCATGCTCGACGATGCCGGCGTCTCCTATCATAAGGCCGCGCAGATGAGCGGGGTGAGCGCAAGCTGCATCTCGGCGTGGATCGAAGGCGAGACCAGGCGCCCGCAATACGCCACCATCGCAGCTGTCGCCGGCGCGCTCGGCTACGAGGCCGGCTTCGTCAAGAAAGACGGCAGCAACGTTGTGAACATCAGGAAGCGCAAGGTGGCGTGATGACCGATCGCGGTGTCGTCTGGGCCTGCATCGTGCTCGCCTTCGTCACCGCGCTCGTCCTGTTCCTGTCGAACAAGCCGGTCGCCCCCGAGCCAGTATTCATGAAGCCCGTGCCGATCGAAAACATCACTGCGCGACGTAGTGACGTAGGCACGTTCCGAGCTCGGTGGCGCCCGGTGGTCGACCTGGCGCCGGCAACCGTGATCCACGAGGTGCCGGTGGAGGCAGCTGCAGCGTCACCGCAAACAGCTGGGAAAGCCCCTCCACCGGCCCGCCTGGTGCGTCGCGCAGCGCTACGCACAGACGTCTGCGCGCGGCACGGCATGCGCAAGGTAACATACGGAAGGAGATGGAGGTGTAGACGATGACCCTCGTAAAGCGGCTGCGCGACCTCCAAGACCACTACTCGACTAGCGGTCGGCTCGGGCCCGAAAACCATCACATCTTCCGCGAGGCCGCCGACAAAATCGAGCGGCTGGAGGCGGCTCCTGTTGCAGTGAACGAGTTGAACTTCTTGAACTTCATCAAGGCGTTCTGGCGTGCCGAGCCGTCGTGCCTGCACCTGAACTGCAACGCGGACTGCAATCCGATGACGGCTCACTGTGGGCGCGACGAACCTGAGGAAGAGGTGCCGCGACACAACCCCGACGCCCACCACCTCGACGGGTGGTGACATGACTAACGACGAGAACAGGCGACTGCGGGCGCAGCTAAAGCGTACCAATGATGCGCTCGACAAGGAGTTCAACAACGGCATTGCCTTGTGTGCTGAGATCGAGCGGCTGCAAGCCATTGTCTCGCAAGACGCTGAGGTCATGCGCTCATTATTCGCCGAGATCGAGCGGCTGCGCGCCGACCGGCTGAAGGCATTGCAACCATGATCGCACCGCAAGACATCGTCCGGTTGGTTGTGGCCTTCGCGCTCGGGCTCACGGTCGCAACCGTCGCGTGGCTCACCTGGCTGTGGTTCGCATGAAACCCGATCCCATGCTGCTCGTCTGGGCCGCGGCTGCCGCCGTGATCGGCATCACCATCATCGTGATCGGGATCAGCATGCTATGAAAGACAAACACATCGAGTGGATCGATCGCGGGCGCGAGCCCAGGGTCGCGCCTAATCCAAACTTCCCGGACGGTCGCGACATCGATGTCACAGCTGGCGCCAAGCCCAGCTGCCGCGTGGAGCTCCCCTACCCGGCAAAGCGCATCGGCCTGTATGTCATCACCTGTCGGCCCTGCGGCTCGACCACCGGCGTCACGACCGCCGGCCGGCCAGACGATCCGCGATCGGTCACCTACCCATGCAATCCGGTACTGCAATGAGCGAGCGTGAACTAGGTTCAATGCGGGAAACCATCGCGCTGATCGACGCGCTGCGCGACTACATCGAGGCAGTCGACGAAGAGTGCAACATGCTGCTGAACGACGGGACCATCACACCGGAAGATGCCGCGGATTGGAAACGCGAGCGCGGCGCCTACCGCAATATCCTCACCAACCTGGAGAGCTACCAGATGGACCCGACCCTGGAAAACCTCCTGCCGTGGAAGGGCATATGACCTACAAACACTTCAGCAACACGACCAGCGGGTGGGAAATCGGCGAGGACGTCGATGCGCCGCCCGACAAGCGCTGGCGCGCAACGCACGAGCGCTACGGCGAAAAGTTCTTCGCCAATCACAGCGATATCCTGCCGTTCACCACCCGCAACATGGCCGATGAGCTCAAGCGCACCGGCTTTCGTCCACCCGACAAGGAGATCACCACCGAGATAACCGGCCGGCTGATGGATTTTGCCGTGGCGCTGCAGGAGGAGTTCAAAAAGAGCGACCCGGACGGCAGCTGCTTCTCGGCCGGCGCCTGCATGTTCTTCGGGCTGCTCATGTCGAGCATGAGCAAGAGCCGGCGTGAAGAATACTGCGAGCACGCGAAGCGCTATGCCGCGGTCGGCCGCGATCACATGGATCACATGGAGGAGGGAAAGGGAGATGGAAGGCACCGACGGAAGACACCGTTCTCGTAAGCCCCGCTTGTCCGTGCTGGTGACGCCGCTCGGGCCGCCGTTCGAAGAGGGGCAGAAGATCTATCGCTTCACGTTTGAACACGCCAGCAAAGAGCTCGCCGTGTCGCGAGATGACGGCGAGAAGATCCTCGCGCTGATCAAGCTCGGCGGCAACCGGAAAGACATCACCATCACGGCGCACGAGGACAACGTCCGCCTCGAGGTGTCGATATGACCGAGCCACCCACGCTGGCCGACGCACTGATCCGCGAATGGAGCAAGCCGAAATTCCGCCGAATCGACCCGACCAACTGGGTCGCGCACACGATCGCGAGCGCGCGCAAGTTCGTGCTCGACAAGGACATGTCAACCTACCTGGCCGACCTCGGCTACTCCTGGATCGTCGGGTCCACCAAGAACGCCGCACGCATGTTCGACATGCTCAACGGCTACCGCATGCTCTCGCGCGCGCCGCACCCGTGCACGTTCATCGAATACGACATGCAGGCGCGGGCGCGGCGTGCTTATGATTTCTGGGCGAAGAATGGCCTCAAGCAGGCGGAAACCCAGGTGCCCGAGCTCATGCCAGGAAAGAGCGGCTGGCTGATCCTGCAGCACCCGCAGGTCGAAACCGCGTTCCTGTCGCTCGCCTGCGAAAGCCACAGCCTGGGGCCTAATGGCACCGACCTGGTGCCCAAGCCGGTGATCGACAGCGTCGGCGAGGTGTGGACCTGCAACGACGAGCCGCCGCCCTACCCGGTGATCAACCCGAAATTCCCGCACTACGAAATGCTCGACGGTGTCCCGACGCTCGGCACCGTGCTGACCTGCGTCGCGCACTATGACTGCCCGCAGCTGGGCCTCACCCCCGCGCCCTGGCTCTCCAGCCGGGACGTGCGGGCGACCTTCATGGAGGATCCCCGGCTGACCAAGAGCATCATGGAGCACGCCGGCAGCTTGCGGTTCTTGTGGTCCTTCCTCGCCTCGCTCAACGACACGCCGATCGGCACCAGGGTGGTGAAGCCGAGCAAGGGGCACATGGTCGGCAGAAACTACAAGCGGTTCTCCGAACACAGCGTCATCACGCTGAATATCCCGCACAAGATGACCAGCGCAACGTTGGCGAAAAAAGTGCTGCGCGCCACGCGCCGGCGCGCTCACATGGTGCGCGGCCACTGGCGCAAGGACTGGCGCTATCCGGCGCAGGCGCTGTGCGAGCACAGCTGGGAGCCGATCGAAGGCACGCACCTGATGCAGTGCAGTCGTTGCCAGGGGCGGAAAATGTGGATCACCGAGCACCAGGCGGGCGATGCCAGCCTGGGATTTGTCCTGCATGATTATGTGGTGAAGCATGAGAAAGATCGTCCACGACAAGCTTAAAGCCGGCCGGGTGCGCGTGGGCGAGATGAGGTCGACCGACAACGACGGCCATACCGGCTGTTTCCACATCATCGGGCCCAAAGGCGCAATGCTCAGGATTATAAGCAACGGCAACGATGGCACCGCCTGGGAGCACGTCTCCGTGTCGCTCGATCACCGGCCGCCTAACTGGGCCGAAATGTGCATGGTAAAAGATCTATTCTTCGAGGATACCGAGTGCGTCGTGCAGTATCACCCGCCGAAATCACGGCACGTCAATATCCACCCGCACTGCCTGCATCTGTGGCGCCTCACCGACGGCTCATTCCCGATGCCGCCGATCCTGATGGTGTGAACCATGTTCTTCAAATCGGGTGACGTCCTGTGCTTCCAGGCCGACTACGCCCGCGGGCGTATCCGCTACGGGCGAGTGTATGCGCAGGCGCCACCAGAGAAGCGCACGCGACGATCGCGCAGGCGCCACCGCGGGCGGACAATACGCGTGTGGCTGCCGTGGATCCCAATGGAAAAAGCCGCCGGGGGAGCCGGCGGCTAAGTCTTGATACGGTTGGTCAAACAGGGGGAGGATAGCATGCTCGGCCCAGGCAAATATGACGACGTCTGCACCACAGCGCGCCAGATGGCCGGCGCAGAGGTCGCCTTGGTCGTCATCATCAATGGCAAACAGGGCAGCGGCTTCAGTATGCAGGGCGATGCACACGCCCTGCTCGGCCACCTCGATGTCGCCGAGCTCCTCGAGCACGTCGCGCTCACACTGCGCCAGGATCTCGACCATGGGGGGAACCCACACGGCTTGTGAGCTCCCCCCACCGCATTATGTCGGCCTCATCAGGCTCGTCCACTGGCATCACCTCCCCTCATAGGCGTCCATGAACGCCGCAACCCAGGTCGGATCGACCCAGATGTCCGCCTTGGCATTGGCAATACCAGCGGCACGGATCGCGCGGGCGCGGTCCCAGGCGAGCGGGCCGGTCGCGGGAGGCAGCACCTCGGGGGCGGGTGGGGGCTCGGGCGGGAGCTCTGGATAATTGCTCCACCAGGTGTTCGGCGTGCGATCGATCGGAGGCCAATCCTCGGTGGCCTCGTGCGAGACAGCAGGCGTGGCGAAACGATCCAGGTTGGCGTGATGCTCGTCCGCGGTGGGGTGGGCGCGGCGTACCAGCTGCCGGCCGAGCTCGGAGATGCGCAGGCGGCCGGCGTCCTCATAGGCCAGGCCGGCCACGATGAGCTCGCGGGCAAAACGATGCGTCGCGTTGAACAGGCGGCCCTCATCGAGGGCGGAAAGGGTGTCCATGGCGGAAAGGCTGATCATGGGCGAGATCCTGGCACAGATCACCGCACCGCACTTCTGCGCCGGCATCGTGCTGCGGGACGATCACGTCGTCGAGACGGCGCCGATCGTGAGCTACATGCGCAGATGGAGCCGGGATCGCGTGCGCGAATACTGCCGGCGTAAGGGGTGGAGGGTGCGGTGCCATATGGCACCAGAGGTCGGAGAGTGAAAATTTTGTCGGGAGGGGTTGCGGCTGCACGCTCGGGCCGCGCGGGGGCCGCCAGGGGGCGGTTTCCGTTACGCCAGGCCCCCACATTCCGTATCGTCAGCTTGCGTTGGGTCAGGTGGTGGTTGGCTACCGTTGCCGAGCTCGAGCTCGAGCGCGACGGTTCCACTAACCGTGACGGTGCGACGAGAAGTGCCTGCGGCACAGCGTTATCCTCGAGGTGTGGCCGCATCTCCCTACGCCTTCCCTACGGCGGCCTGGAGGCGGGCGATCTCGGCGTCGAGCTCGGGCAACGTCGCTTGGTCGGCCGGCGGGCCGGCGACTGTGGCCCCATCGTCGAGCTCGGTCGCCAGGCGCGCAGCGGCTACTCGCGCCGCTCCGCTCTCGCTCTCGTTGAGGGCGATATTGACCATAGCCTCCCTCATCTTCTCGCGAAGGGTTGGCTCTAGTACGGTCGCTGGTGCGTTATTTCTCCGTCCAGGCACGATGCCGCCTCCGCTGTCTCCGACGCGCCCTTGCCCTCGCCAAGAGCATTGCGCCTCCATGCCACCAACAGACGCCCCACCTGGTCGCGACCTGGCCGCAGCGCTGTCCGCTATGCCGAGCGGTGGCCGTGCACAGCTTCCTCCCTGGTCGACCCTTCTTGAACCCGCTCCGAGCTCGAGAGGCTCTCCAAGCTGCGTTTCCTGATCCTCTGTTCATGGTGTGACGGTGTGACGGTGTGTGACGGTCTTCTCTTTCCTAGCTAATTTTAACAAGAGAGAGAGAGTAGTCATAAGGGCGAGACTGTCACGGACCGTCACACCGTCACACTTGTGACGGTCTGTGACGGTCTTAGCCGCGTCACCTCTGTGACGGTGTGACGGTGTGTGACGGTCTTTTAGGCCCTTACCCAATATCTAGCTCCCGTTCCGGCTGCTCGTTTCGGTTCCCACCCCATGCTGCGTAGGATTGCTGTGATCCGCAGTGCGTGCTCCTGGCGCATGTCCTTCGCCACAAAACCCAGGCAGTGCGTTGCGAGCTCGGACACCGTGATCCTGGTCAGCGGGGAGCAGTACTGCTCGACCTTGTCCTCCCACAGCACGTCGCCGGCGTAGCGCGCGGCCTGCTCGGGCTTGATGAGCTCCTGCTCCACCTGGTGGTCGGGCCACCATCGTCCTGTCTCGCGATAGTTCACGACCGCCTCGGCGAACAGCAGGTCGCGATCGCGCTCGAGTGCGTCGAGCTCAATGCGTCCGCTCACGCCTGTCCGCACCGGCCAGAAGCGCCGCCCACCGGTCGGGTCGCGCAGGTACGTTTCCATGTTGGTCGTGCCGACGAACACGCATTGCCTGGGCTCATGCACCTCCAGCCGCCCATAGCTCGGCCTATAGCGTTCCACAGTCCGCGAAATGAAACTCTTCAACAGCGCGGCCTCGGCGCGGTTCATCGCGTGCATCTCGCTCACCTCGACCACCCACTTGTCCCGCAGATGCTGCGAGGCCTCCTTGCCGGCCGTGATGTCCGGGAGCCCGTCCGAAAACCATCGACCACCTAAAACCCTGCAGGCTGAGCTCTTCAGGATCCCCTGCGGGCCCTCGAGCACCGGCATATGATCGGCTTGGCAGCCAGGCTCCGCGATGCGCGCCACCATGGACGTCAAGAACATGCGCCCGATGTTCTCTGTGTATTGGCCGAGCTCGGCCCCCAGATACACCGCGAGCCATGTTGCCAGCCTCGGCACGCCGTCCCACACCAGGCCATCGAGATAATCATACACCGGGTGAAACGCGTTCTCATGCGCGCGCGCGTTCATCGCAAACCTCACAACCTCCAGCCTGACACTTGGAAAGCCGTTCTGCTGCAGCCACTGCAATAACTCGCCCACGTCCGCCTCAGTCACCCACCGGTCGAGCGTATCAATCAGCCCGATCTTGTGCGTCATGACCGTGGCGCGCAGCATCTCGTCATAGGCAAACACGTCGCGCACCGCAGGATCAGAACGGAGCGCGATCATCACGTTCGCATGGTTCGCTATGATCCGCTTCTTGTCGTTCTTCATGCACCGGTTCTGCCAGTGCAGGTCGAGCGGCACCACATTCTCGCTGTCCATCGTCCGCTCCCGATGTTTCATGTGAAGCATTAGCTGCTTCTAGCTGCTGATCGGAGCTAACGTGGAGACATGCCCAGCACGTACACACCAAGGACAGGTGCACACGCCGTCCGGGTCGGCGGGGGATAAAGCTCACCGGTTCATATCTGCGCGCGGCGCGCCTCGCTTCGCTCTCCTCAAGCAGCAGGTCGACTAGGTTCATCGAATAGGTCGTACTGGGTCAGCGCTATGTGTGCGGCCATGCGCGCGTTCTGCGCGTCCGGTATCGCCACACGATCGATCGCCTTGAGCTCCTCGCACTTGAAGCCCCGATGCTCCGCAAACCTCTTCACGTCCTCGAGCTCGAGCCCGACGCGTGCGCGCACGTTCTCCTCACCGCGCAGTCTGCCGGCGCTGTGATTGCGCCCACCGCAGATGCAATGGCACTTCGCGCGCTTCGCCTCGTAGCAGGTCGCATCGCAGCGACCGATGCAGCCCTCACTGTTGTACACTGCTATCAATGTCGTCATCGTCGACCACCTTTCTCAGGATCATCATGTCGAGCTTGGATATCTTCCGCAGCACGGGATCATCGCGGTCGATGTAGTGGTTGATCTTGCCGCTCGAGTACTGCTTGTGCGGCGCTGCCAGCACGTCAGCGCGCCAGCACCATTTGAGCAGCTTGGCGTTGGTCATCTTGCCGCGATACTGCGCCAGCACGTAGATGTCGGCATCGACTGTGCCCACCTCGACGATCAGCTGGTAGGCGTTCTCCGAGCACTTCACATCGACATCGAACAGCAGCGGCACGCGCAGGAAATCGATGCCGCCATCACCGCGCGGCTTGCGGCTCATGTCATGAAACAGCTTGTAGCGCTGTGAGAACGCGTGCTCGCCGGCAATACCCTGCTCATCGTATTTGTCGTGCAGCTTGCAGGTCGACGCGTTGCCCTGGTGCAGAGCGGTGCGATCGTCTGCCGCCTGGTGCAGCAGCGCTTCCTCCAGGCGCACGAGCTCGTTTTCGAAATCGTTGGTCGCGCTGCTCATGCGCTCACCCTCTCGAGCCGCTCGTAGATTGCAGCAATCGCCTGGTTGATACGGTCCCGGTCCATGGGGCCATCTGGCACCAGCTTCTCAAGCATGCGCAGATCCCTGCGATCCTGCTCCCGTATCAGTGCAATCAATTGCGGGGTCGGCGTCATACGCTCACCTGAGCTCGGACAATGCCGAGATCCTTGAGCGCGCCGATCGCGTCGGCCAGGTCCATCGCGACCATGTAGTTGAAGCCGCAGCACAGCAGATGCTGGCGCACGTCCAGCTGTGCGCGCGACAGCGTGCCGCCCTCGCGCTTGAGCTCGAGCCAGAACACGCCGCGGTACGGGCCGGTGAACAGGAAGTCCGGGTAACCCGGCTTCGTCCCCATGCGCTTGAGCCTGGCGCCGGCTGCAGCTGTGCGCTCCTCGCCATTGGGTATGTGCGTGTAGTGCCAGCCTGGCTGCATCGATACCTTGAGCGTGTCGACCAGGGCGCAGTGCAGCGCGAACTCTTTCGGCGAGGTCGGCCGGCGCGCGCGCTTGGTGAACAGGTCGATCTGCCTCATGCACACAGCGTCCGATCGCGCACGGGCTCTGGCTCTTCGTCCTCAAATGTGAATAGGTTCAGGCTCGCTGTGAGCTCGAGCTTGGCGAGCGCTTTCTGGATCTTGCGGTACTGGCTCGAGGGGAACAGGCCATCGGCGCGCCAGTTGCACACCGCTGTGCGCGAGCGTCCGAGCCGCACACTGACTGCCGTGATACCGCCGAGCGCGTCGATGACGTCCTCGAACGAGCTCAACAGCGTGAAATCGGGATCGCCCAGCACTGCCTGCATGGGTACGGCATAAAGGTAAGAAAAATGGGCGCTCGCAACAGCTTTATTTTCAAACAAAAGCGTGGACAGCGAGTCCGAGCTCTCGCCCGAAAAAAAATTCAGCTGTCAAGAAAGCCGCTGCGCCGCAGTACGGAACCGTACCGTCATATCGGTGGACACCGAATCGGTTCCATCTCCGCGACAACTTGTTGTGCCACAATCTTGCCTTGCAAGTTATGCCCATCAACGCGCGACTACATAGCCCTGATGGGCGCGGTCAAGGGGGGTACAAGCGCTAGCGCCGCAGGTACTTCGCTGCTGTCAAGTCAATTTGACAGCGCAGTGAACAAAGCTAGAATGGTTCACGTTATCTGACAGACGCCGCGGGCCCCAGTAGCAGGTTCACCCGCGTACCGACGAAAGGCCGGTCAAGGCCTCCAGTGTATTAGGGCTAGCTCAAGGCCCGCGTTTTAACAGGCCCGACCCCGTAATCGTCCACGCATATGAAGTCCGCCCCGCGGGAGGCGCAGCTATGTCCGATCGCTTCGACCTCAACGAGATCACACGTCAGGTCGATGGTCTGCGCGCCGCTCACCCCGAGCTCTGGGAAGACGAAGACGAGCGCGTGCTCGCCGACATGCTCGAGGGCGTGACCAGCTTCAACGAGCTCATGACACGCATCACCGCTCGCATGCTGCGCGCCAGCAACCTGGCGAAGAGCCAGGCCGCCGAGCTCAGGGATCTCAAGGCGCGCCACGCCCGCTATGAGCGGCGCCACGAAGCGCTGCGCGAGCTCGCCTTCAAGGCGATGCAGATCGCCGAGCTCCGCAAGCTCGAGCTCCCCAGGGCCACGCTCTCGATCGGCACGGCCCCAACGAAAGTCATCATCACCGACGAGAGCGCATTGCCGATGGACTGCGTGCGCGTGACCGTCACACCCAACAAGGAAGCCATCAAAGCCTACATCAAAGACGGCAGCGTCGTTCCTGGCGCTACCCTATCGAACGCAGAAGAAACCCTAATCGTGAGGCCATCATGAGCATCGGAGCAGACCGCGTCCGCCAAGACTTCAATCCGTCCGGTGACGACCTCGTCGCCAGGCTGAAAGGCTACACCGCCGCCCTGATCGACCTGTGCGAGCAGGAGCTCAAGCCCCTCGAGCCCCGGCTCGCCGCCCTGGCGCAGACCGCCTACGAGGAAGCCGCAATGTGGGCCGTCAAGGCCGCAACGACGAAGGCGAAGTGACATGAACCAGACAATAAGCGAACCGCCGGCGCGCACGTTCCAAGGCGAGCTCATCGTGGGCCAGGACATCGTGCCGATGGACCTGGTGCAGCGCGCCCTCGAGCAGAACGCCGACCCTGTCGTGCTCGACAAGTTCATGGACCTGCATGAGCGCTGGGAGGCCAGCAAGGCCAAGCGCGCCTACGCTGCCGCGATCGCGGACGCCAAGGCTGAGTTTGGCCCGATCGTTAAGACCAAGCAGGTCGACTTCATCAACCGTGCCGGCCAGCGCACGCGCTACAAGCACGAGGAGCTCGCGGGCGTCGCTGAGGCGATCGACACAGCGCTGCACAAGCACGGGCTCAGCTATCGTTGGCGCACCCTATCCGACACCACCGGCGTCACCGTGACCTGCATCGTGTCGCATCGCGGTGGCTACAGCGAAGAGAACAGCCTGTCCGGTGCGTTCGACATCTCGGGCGGCAAGAACCCGATACAAGCGCTCGGCAGCGTCGTGACGTACCTCGAGAGATACACGCTCAAGGCCGCGCTCGGCCTGGTCGCCGAGCAGGACGATGACGCCCAGGGTGCCGAGCAGGCGACGCCCAAGGACGAGCGTGAGGCCAGCAAGCAGCGCTACGCGGCAAACTATGCAGCCAACACGCGCCGCGATCTGAACCGCGACCCGATCGAAGCGCCGGCGACACCGCGCCAGGATCCCTTCGCTGTCGATTCGCCGGCCGACATTCACGACAACGCGCAATGGCACACCTGGGCCGGCAACTACGGCAAGCTGGTGCGCGCAGCGCATACGGCTGAGGAAATCGACAAGTGGAACGAGGTGAACATCGACTTGCTCCAGGTCTTCAAGGAGCATGAGCCCGCGTTGTACAAGCAGATGGTCGACTGGATCACGGTGCGCCGCACCGAGCTCCTGCGAAAGACCCCGCAGCTATGACCCTCGACGAGGTCGCAGTCCTAGTGCGCCGCTCGCGTCGCACCGTGATGCGCCTGGTCGCAGCCAAGCTGCTGCCTCGCCCGGTCGCGTTCAATCCCATGTCCTGGGACGATCGCGCCGTGCGCCTGGCAGCCAAGAAACTCAAAGACGGTAGCCGTCCTAATGGCCGCAAGCGCTAGCTGTCCCTGGGTAGCAGTCCTTCCCGCAGCCGTGGTGGCAACGGGCGTGCGTGCGAGGCGCAATACAAGGCATGGTTCGGTGTCCGGGGAACAGCTGACGTGATCTCAGTCCGCCGTGAAACCATGCAAGCCACCCCCTAGGGAGAGGTGCAATGACGCACCCGGAACGCCAACGTAACACCCGCCTGCGTGAGATCGGCCGCGGCAAGCGCATCAGCGTCAACGACGCCTACACGCAGCAGCGCCTCGAGACGTTCCTGAGCGCGATGCTGCACAAAGGCGAGCGCCCCGACGAGGTCGAGCGGCTGATCGAGCAGCTGCGCCAACGATACGAGAGGAAACCATGAGCTACGCCTTCACCGCACGCGAGAAGTTCGATGAGGTCAAGCGTGTGACCCCAGTGCTTGCCACGCTCTACGACCGGCTGGTTCAGGTGGGCCCGATGTCGCGCAACGTTGCCGATCGACGGCTCGACCTGATGCGCGCGATCGCAGAGGACTACGTCACCTTGATGCTTCGTGGCGCGATGAAAGAGGACCAGGCCGACACCGCCAGGCGCCAGGAGCGCGGCGAGATACTGCCCGATAAGACTACGATCCTGTCAGGGGGTTGAGCCATGATCGAAAGCGTAGAGCTCGAGCGTCAGATCCGCGACCTCGCCGAGTCGATCCTCGTTGCCAACGACAAGCTCGAGCTTGTGCTCGCCGACATTGGCCGCACGCTCAAGACCATCAACGCCTCGCTGCAAGATATCCGCTCAGAGCTCCGGGACCGGTAATGAGAACACTCAAGCCGACCGGGCCACCGGTCGTAAAAACGATCGGGCCCGAAACGCCGCTCGAGGCGCCGATCGCGCTCACGATCGAAGACCTGGTGCAGGAGGACATCGACGGCGCGCCGCGCCTGGTCCTCTACATGAGCGAACCCGGCAGCCCTATCACCGGCGGTTACCGCATGTTCCTCACGCGCGAGCTCGCCGACACTCTCGTGAAAGTCCTCGGCCCTCACCCGCTGATAACCGAGTTCTTCAAGCTAAACTGAGGTCGCCATGCCAGGCTCGCTCAAGATCCCCACCGTGGAGCTCCGCGATCGCGTGCTGCTGACGGTCGCGGAGGTGTGCGCACTGACCAACATGCACCAGGGCACGGTCTACAAACTGATCCACAACGGCGCCCTGGTGGCGCGTCGGCGCGGCGGTCGCCGACTGCTCATCACCAGGGCCGACCTGGACGCATACCTTGCGCGGCTCCCGGAGGTGCACCGCAGGGAAGCCGCAGGGGAAGTTGACCCACTATTCCAGAAAGCCCTGCAGGACAGCGGTTACTGAGCGTAGCGTAACCGTCATCGGCACCCTTTCCGGGCCGGAACATAGCTGCTCCTAGTCTGCGTTTAGCTGCTAGTTATGCATGCAGCGCAGGCACTTCCGAGACTATTAGCAGCTGCACGCAGCATATCGAGCAGCTAACCGTACCGCAGGAAATCCGTAGGGTTGACCCGCAGGGAGGGCTCTGATAACCGTCACGGTGACGGCGCGGTGGTCGCGCCGGAAACGCAACAGGAGCCCATCATGAAGTTCCACGGTGATCTGAAGGCCGACAAGCTCGCGACGCTGCCGCTCTCGCCTGAAGGCAAGGCCACGACGCACAGCGACGGACGCGGCCTGGTGGTCGTTGTCGAGCCTGGCAAGGCCGGCCCGACCCGGACGTACAACTACCGTTTCACGTTCAACGGCAAAGGCGCGATCCTGCGCATGGGCCGCATCGACGAGATGAACATCAACGAGGCGCGCCGGCGCGTCATGGGATATCGGCAGATGGTTCTCGACGGCAAAGACCCGCGCCAGCAAGCCGCGATCGCCGCGGCTGCCGGCATGACGTTCAAGCAGTACGCCGACGAGGCGATCCCTCACCTGGCCGGCGAGACGCCCGACGCGATCTGGTCGTTCGCGGTTCGCACGGTCGCCGATCTGCACAAGCTGCCGATCGCGACCATCACCCGCAACCAGGTCTACGAGGCGATCGCGCCGTACTGGCGCGAGCACCCGGTGCAGGCGAGCCGCTGCGTGCCCAAGCTCTGCAAGATCTTCAACCGCGCGCGCTTGAACGGCTTGCGCGTCGACAACCCGTGCCTGCTCGAGGATCTCTACGGGCTCGGCCTCAAGCCGCCGCGCTCGATGAAGCCGGTCGAGGCGCACGCCGCGCTGTCGGTCGACGAGCTCCCGGCGTTCCTGCAGCGCCTCGCCTACCAGCCCGACATCTCCGCGCGCTGCCTCGAGTATGCGATCCTCACCGGCGCGCGCTCGCAGGAGGCCCGCCAGGCGCGTTGGACCTGGCTCAACGCCGACATGACCACCGTCACGATCCCGGCCGAGTTCATGAAGGCGGGCCGCGTCCACACCGTGCCGCTCGCCACCCAGGTGACCGAGCTCCTGCGCCGCATGCCGCGGAACCATGACCTGATCTTTCCCTCGCACTACAGCTACGAGGGGACCAAGGCGATGCGCGCGCCGGCCCTGGTCGACGTCGCGAACAAGGCGCACGTCGGCGACAAGCCGATCACGGTGCACGGCTTCCGCTCAACGTTCCGGGTGTTCGCCGGGACGCCCAAGCTCGAGGAGCGCATGGTCCTCGAGCTCTGCATCGCGCACGAGACGCGTACCCCCACCGAGCTCGCCTACGATCGCGAGCCCGACGGCAGCCCCAACCTCTACCTCGAGCGCCGGCGCCCGGTGATGCAGGCCTGGGCCGACTACGCGACCGGCGTCGTGCCGGCCGCCAACGTGGTCCCCTTCCGGCGGGAGGTCGCGTGATGGACAGCAACGACAACCTCGGGATCGAGCCGGTGGTGATGGTACTGATCATAGTGATCCCCATCGTCGTGCTGGTCTGGCGTTGGCTCTGACTGCGAGCTAACCTGGTGGTGGGTCGGGCGTTGTAGGCGCCCTTCGGCAGTTGGCGACCACCGCTCGCCGTTAAGACCCCCTAAGGCCCCGCCGACCCTCACGGGCTCCCGGCGGGGCCTTTTGCGTTATGCAAGTCCGGTGCCAATGGGCACTAGGCCCGCAGTCGCGTTGCGGAGGCCCGCCAGGGCCCATACGCGTCCTGAAGGAAACCATACCGGTCACCTCCTGGAAACGCACCAGCGGGCATTTCTGAGGGCGTGCAAAATAGCCCTACAGCCGCAGCGGTTTCTTGCACGCTTTTTCCGGGTTTTGAGCTTTACGCTGGGTTATCGGTGCCCATCGGCACTTTTGTTGTTGACAGGCTCGGTGCCCTTTGGCACTAAGGGCGCGGGCCGGTGGTCGGCCCTGGAGCCCGCGCAATGTCCTTCCTTCTCTCCCTCCTCGCTCTCGTCACGGTCGGCCTCGGTGAGGTCCAGACCTTCAAGCACGTCGCGGATCACGTCCCGCACGTCCACGAGCATCACCGGCGCTCCGCCCGCAAGCAGGGGGCGTGAGCGTCATGACCACCATCATTCACGGCACCCCGATCACCCCGCGCGCCGGCCTCGAGCAGATGGCCGGCCGCTCGTTCTGCGTCAGCTTCGCCGACCCGCGCGACCTGGCGACCTGCATCAGGCTGCAGGATCCGGCCGGCATGCTGATGCTGGACAACGGTGCGTTCACCGCATGGCGCCAGGGCCGCGGCACGATCGACCGCGAGGCGTTCTTCGCCTGGGCGAACGAAGCGCAGGCAGCCTGCCCCGTCGCCGTCGCCGTGATCCCCGACGTGATCGGTGGCGACGAGGCGACCAACTGGCTCGAGGCTGCCTACGCGGTTCGCCAGGAGAGCGACTATCCCGAGCGCCTGATGTTCGTCTGGCACATGTCCGACAGCCTGGAGACGCTCGAGAAGGCGTGCCGGCTGTTCAACTTCGTCGCGATCGGCAGCTGCGCCGAGTTCGACGTGCAGAAGAACCGCAAGGGCTACATCGCCCGCCTGCGCCAGGCGAACGCGACCATCAACTACGTTGAGGCGTTCCATGGCCGGCGCCCCTGGATCCACCTGATGCGCGGCACGGCGATGTTTCCCAAGGCGATCCGGTTTGAGAGCGCCGACAGCAGCAACGTCGCGCGCAACCACTGCCGCACCCGCGGCCAGGCCAACCACATCGGCGCATTCGCCGAGCGCATCGAGGCGCCGATCCGCGCCGCCGCAGCTGCCTCCCCCAATGGGAACACCTACGCGACCAGCAACTTTGCCCCCCGGGAAGAAATTCGCGACATTTCTCCCCTCCCCCGGGCGGCTTGACCTGGGTGCCGATCGGCACTAGACCAGATGCGGGCCCGGTGGTCGGGTCCGCCAACACGAGGAGCCTACCGATGAAGACCCCCGCCAACGTCTACGCAGTCGCCCCCAACGGCGTCGCGTTCTTTCCCTTCCCCGACACGCCGCTGACGCGCCTGGTCGACAAGGGCAGCACCGTGAAGTTCGCCAATCGCGGCGTTGTGGTCGCGCGGCTCGCCCGCGAGGGCAGCCTCTACGTGATGCGGAACACCGGCGGCGCGCACTGCCTGGCGGTTGCCGCCACCGATGAGGCCCGCCTGGTCGCGCACTGGGAAGGCTTCCGCGAAACCTCCCTCGCCATCAGCGAGGGCCGCATCTGGAAAGGCATGTGACATGGCAAAGCGCAAACGCATGACCGCGACCGCCTTCCAGGAGGCGCTCGTCGAGCTCGACATCGCGACCTATGACGAGGCCGCGGAAGTCTTCGGCGCCGGCCGGCGCAGCCTGGTGAGATACGGGACCGGCGAGAGGCCGCTCCCCAAGATGCTCGAGAACCTGGTCGAGGCGTACCTGACCATCAAGCGCGGGAGGCAAGCATGAGCGAGCACTGGTTCCACTTCGTCGCCTTCGGCGAGCAGGCGCGGTACGGCTACGGCACGGCTGAGGAGGCCTCGCGCTACGAGGACCACCTCAACGCCACGCGCACGATCAACGTCTACTGGTCGCGCAAGATGGCGGACACCGACGTCCTGGATCTCAACCTGGAGAACAACGACCTGGGGTTCAGCCTGGGGATCGCGCTCAGCGACATCGCGGAGACTGACGGTGCGTAGGCTCCCCCTCCTGGTGTTCGCCGGTTGGTGCGTGCCGATTTGGCTGATCTACGGCGCGCTCGGCTACTGGCTCTGGCTCTGGATACTGAGCGATATCCGCATGCTGAAACGGAGGGGGTGGTTCTAGCCACCCCCTTTCTCTATCCGACACCCGAGCCGCCGCTGAAGCCGCCTTCGAAGCCGCCAAAGCCGCCGCTCATGCCCAGGCCGCCGCCGAAAGCGCCGCCGCCAAACAGATTGCTGAGGCCGGCATACTCTGGGCGCTGCCACCACTGCAGCTGCGAGACAGGAGCCACCGCAGGAGCCGCCTGCGCCGGCGGCACGACGCCGGTGGGGCCGGGAAACGAGGCGCCTGGCCCTGAGACACCTGGCAACGATGGCGCGCTCGGTGGGCTCGGCGCGGCGAATGCGGGACGCCCAGTAATCGGTGCCGCCTGATACTCGTCAGGGTAGGGCGATATCACCGGACGCGGCGAACCACCCGGGCCAGGGAAGCTTGGCCGCAGCATTGGATCGTTGAGCGGCGAGCCCGCGATCGGCGGCGCCGGCGGGAGCTCGGGCAATAGCCCGCCAGGCTTGGGGACCATCGGCGAGTTAGGCACGGGCCCTGCCGGATCCCCTCTGATCTCGTACCGCCGAATGCTCACGTTTTGATCGACGCCTGGCCGCACGCCACGGTGCGTCACCTCGTCGGGATTGAACGGCGGGGGGAGCGGCCCGCCGATGTCGTTCGGGTCCATCGACGGTGCCGGCCGCGGCATCGGTCGCGGACGCGGCATCGGCACCGGCGCTGCAGCTGCCGGCGCGGGTGCGGGTGCGGGTGCCGGCTTGAGCGCTGCCGGCGCGCTGCCAGGTGTGCGTCCCAGGTTCTTCCAGTAGTCCGTGCCGCCGATGCTCCCGGAGATGATCTCGTTCCCGGTCGCCGGCTCGCGGAACGTCGTCAGGTTTGCGCCGGCCGGCCCGTAGCCGTTGATGATACCTTGGGCCAGCGCAGAACGGGCCAGGGGGCCGGCTGGCGAGCTCGCTGGTGCGTTTGCGCGGGCGGGGGCTGCCTGGGGTGCCGGCTGCGCGCCGCCTCCTGGGCGAGGCGCTGTGACGTTCAGCTGCGGTAGGGTCGTCGCGGCCTTGATCGCTTGCTGCGCCGGCGCGGTGGCGATGCTCGGCTTCACCGGTGCGATCGCCGACGCCACCATCGTCCCGGAGGCCGGTGCCTCGACCGGCCTCCCGGACCACTCGTAATGCCCCAGGTCGGGCCCTGGCCGCTTAAAATCGGCACCCGAGACGATGCCCCACTTGTTCTGCGTCTCGCGCATGAACTCCGGGTGACGCTGCACCCAGTTGCGAAACTCCGGTGAGACTTTGTCACGCCCGGTCTGGTTCAGGTCGACCGCGTTGCCGTAGGCATGCTGCGATTTTCGCTCGGTCCCGTAGATGTTGCGGTCGTTGTATGAGCCGATCGAGTTGAGCGGCGCGCCGGCCTCGTGCAGGTCGGTAAGAAACCCCTTGAAGGCAGGCGCCGCCTCGCGATGCACCGTGAGGCCGCGCCCGTTGGGGAGCTCGATACGCACCAGGTTCTGCCCGGGCGCGCCGTACTGCCCGTGCATGAAGTTCGCGCGCATCGGTATGTCGCCAGGCGGGCGCGGTGGATTGGTGAGGAAGCCCGTGCTCGGCCGCCGCATCATCGGGAGCAGATAATCCTCGAGGCCTGGCATGGTGCCCTCAATACGGTGGCTGCTGCGATCGCTGGCTCTGGCCGATGACGTTGAGCGTGCGGATCAGGTCGTCGAGCGTCATGCGGTGCGTCATCGGCTGGCCGAGCAGACCGCGCTTGGCGGCATCGCTTTGCAAGATGCGGTTCTGGATATGCCTGAGCGTCGGCCCCGCCAGGTAGGCGATGCCGCGGAACGGTGCGGCCAGGAGCGGGTCGATCGCCTGGCCGACCTGGCCGAGTATCTCGGAGCCAAGGACTTTGTTGACGAGCGGGTTACCGACGCCGGCGACCGACGTCGACAGTCCGCGCACATTGGTCGGCGTATCGATCGCGCGCGAGAGTGTGCCGAGATCTTGCAGGCGCGGCAGCTGCGGGCCGGCGAGCGTGCTGAGAGCTCGAGGGTCAGTGTTCTCGGTGAACTCCGCAAACTTCTTCGGCCCCTGCGCGCCGCCGCTCGGGCCGAGCGTATCGCGCGCCTCCTGCTGCAGACGGCTGCCAAAGATTGAGCCCTGGCGCGGGTCGCCGGCTGTCTCGGTCGCAAACGTCTCGAGCCGCTCGGGCCGGCGCAGCCCTGCGTCGCCGAGCACGTAGTCGTGCGCCGAGCCGCTTTCCTTGTCGAACGGTGCCAGGCGCTCGGCGAGTCCGCCCTCGCCCTCGACGCCGCGCGTGAACTGCTGCACCCGGTTAAACTCACCAGGCGGCACGCCGGCCTGCGTTGCGGTGTCCGCCATCGCGCGCGTCGCCGGGTCATAGAGCTCGCGGTTGCGCGGGATCCGGCCCTGGTCGAACGATTGTCCGAGCTCGGTGCGCCACTGCTTCACGAGCTCGTAAGGCACGGTCGTGTTGGGACCGATCACCGGGTTGCCATGCGCGTCGCGCTGCGAGATCAGCGGGTACAGCTGCGTGACGATGCGATGCTCGAGCGCGTCGCGACCAGGCACGGAGAGATGCGGCCAGGCCGCCCGCGCCTCGTTGATGATGTCGATCACCCGCACCGGTGTGCGATCGCCGACGTCGCGCTGCAGGTTCTCCTGGCCGGCGCTCGAGTAGTCGCGGTCGGCCTGGAGCCGATCGGCAGCTGCGCCGCGGATATCCTCGCCGATCGCCGCGGGGCTCGCACCGGTGCCGCCGCGCTGCACGCCGATGTCCTCGCCGACCGTAGCCATGTCGCCGCGGATCCGCCCCTGCTCGCGTGCGGCCAGGCTTGGACCGCTGGTCAAGGTTGGCTGCGCCGCGTAGGCGTTCTCACGTTTCTGGATATCGTAATTGCCGAGCGCGCCGGCTGTCGGCTCGATGCCGAGCCGATCGGCTGCAGCTGCAATGTCGGGCGCATTCGGCTTGCCCTTGCCGACGTATCGGCCCTGCACCCAGTTCTCGCCGAGCGCCTTGTAGCCGCCGGCCGGGACGCCGCCGAGCGCACCACCGATGAACGCACCCTTCTCGCCGCCGATCGCGCCGCCGACCTGCGCGCCGGCATACGAGGTGGCGGTCGGCGCCAGCGTGTTCTTCAGGAGCTCTTTCGCGCCGGCCTTCACGCCGCCCTTCACGGCTTCCTTGACGATGCCGGCCGCGCCGTAAGGCAGTGCGGCGCCCGCGGCCTCGCCGAGCCGCCGCAGCGTGGAGGCGTCCTCGGGGAGCTCGGGGATATCGCCCCAGGCGCGCAACCGCTCGCCCCACGGTCGGACGCGATCGCCTGGCTGGTCCCCTGCGAGGAACGCGTTGTAGCCGGCGATCGCCAGGTCGGGTACGCCGGTCAGCGCGTTGGTCGCCATGCGCCCGATCGTGCTGAGCTTGCTGTAGGCCGGATCCTCGGGCTCGGCTGCAGCTGCCGGCGCCGGGTTCGCCTTGATATGCGCTTCACCGCGCGCGGCGAAATTGCGGATCGCTTCCGGCGTCGCGTCGTCCGGGATCTGCATGATGGTGCCGTCAGACAGCTGCAGGTTCATGGCACGTCCACTATCGTTCCATCAGGCCTCACCGTGATCGTGCGCGGGCGCGCACCACCACCACCAGGCGCCGCAGCCGGCGCCGCTGCACCAGGCACAGTCCTTTCAGGCCGGCCGCGCGGGCCCGCCTCAGCCGGAATGATCGTCGAGATGGTCTTGCGATCGATCCGCGGCATCTCGCCGATGTCTGGCACGATCAGCTTGGGGTCAATGCCCATGCGGCTCGCGATGTCGGTGTAGCGCGCACCTGCTTCTTTGTAGCCCTCGTGATACTCAGCCATCACGCGCTCGCCCATGTCGGCCAGGTTGGCGCGAATATTCGGTGTCAGCGCGGCCTTGCTCTCGACGATCTTGTCGTACAGCCCGCGCAGCCGATCGAACGGCCCGCCGGTCTTTTGCCAGATGATCATCTCGCCCTCGCGCACGACGCTGTTCGGGTCGAGCATCTTTGCGAGGTTGTAGATCATCGACACGTCCGCCTGCGGCGTGCCGACCTTGATGTTGGAGACGAATTGTTTGTACGGCAAAATTGCCTGGTTGTAGGTCTTGACCGCATACAGGTCGTTCCCCTCCTTGCGCACCGGCGATGCATCGCCTCCGAGTATCCGCTCCGGGGCGCTCGTGTTGGCGCCGAGCGGGAGGCCTCCGACCGTGGGCACGATCGGCGGCGCGGCAGGCCTGGCACCTGGCGCTGCCGGCGCAACAGCTGCACCAGGCGCACCGCCGACCAGGCCGCCGACCGCCGCCTCAGGCCGACCGTCAGGACCGACGATCGTCGGCATGAACGAGGCCGGCGGCGGACGCATCGGCCGACCCTCTCGAGTCGCGGCGGCTTTCTCGCCATTGTACCAATTGAGCTCGGCGACCTTCTCGACGAGCGGATTGAACGTCTCAGGCCATGGGCGCTCGCGCACCAGCGTGTTGGTCTTCGACCCGTCCGGTCCAGTGCCCTGTACGTTCTTCACGCCGTACCGGTTCGCCAGATGCACGGCGGTTTCCTCGAGCTCGGGGATCGTCAGCGCCCCCGGGTTGGTCCGTGCCTTCTGCGCTAGGGCGAGCAGCCGCTGGTCCGATGCGGCGTCGTTCTTGAACGGGTTCACCGGCCCCGCGTCCGCGGGACTGACCAGGGTCGCTGGCCCCTCGGGCAGCCGGCGCGAGATGAACGGCGCGCCGGTCGGTGTGCCGCTCGCGTCGGTCGCCTGCATGGTGTGCGGTGTAGTGCTGTAGTTCGGCAGGCTCATGCCGCTGCCGCCCAGGATCGTCTGCAGCACGTCCTGGCGGCGCGGATCCTGCGGGATCCCGCCAGGGCCCGAGATCTCTCCGACCGCGCGCGTGCCGAAAACACCCTTGGTGTAATCCTCCGCGCTCTTCGCCAGGAGGGTCGAGGCCGCGTTGTCATAGATGCGCTGGTTGCGGTTGTTGGTGTAGGCCTGCTGCATCTCGGGGCGCGCCGGCCCAAACTGTTCGACGCCGCCAGGGCCAGGCAGCGTGACCTCGGGCGGGCCGGGGGAAAAGTTCGCGATCGCCTGGCGCAACGCCTCCATCTTGCGGCGCTGCTCTTCGGTGTCGAGCAGCGTCTTCTGATAGTTCGCGCCCATCAGCATCATCTTGGCGCGGTTGCTCGGATCCGGCACAAGCGCGTTGCCGAAATTGGAGATGATTGATCCCCACCCGCCGTCGTCCAATGTCGCTGCAGGCATGGTCGCCTCCTACACTTGGCCGGCCGCCGCCTGGCCGAGCGACTTGCCGGCGATGCCGGCGAGCCCCTGCGCGATGCCGCCGAAAGCGCCGGCACCGCTGCCGATCGAATATTTGATCGGCTCGACAGCTTTTTGCACGCCCCACACCGCCAGGTCGCCCTGGCGCATGTCGTTCTGTAACTTGATGTCGTCCTGCGATTGACCGAGCAGGCTGTTCGCGCGGTTCGCTAGGCCGAATTGCGAGCCGGTGGTCGACTGTACGACCGCCAGGTCTTGCATGCGCTGGCGCGCCTCGCGCGTCGCGTTGGTGAGTGCGTCGGCATAGTGCTGCTCAATGCGACCGCCGGCCTGGCCGAGCAGCTGGTCGCCGATGCTCTTGAAGCCGGCCGGCACCTTGTCGACGGTCGGCGCCATGTTCTCCTCGAGCCGCGCCTGCTCTGTCTCCTGCGCTTGCCTGGTCGGATCGCCGCCGAGCTCGCCGAGCGTCTTGGTGCGCGACGCGTCAGCCTTCGCGCGCATCGCTTCCTGCGTCGCGTCGTGCTGGCGACTTTTAAATCTTTGGTAGGCCAGCCACTCGTCGTTCGCCGCCTGCTGTTTTTGCATGACGTCTTGCTGCGCCTGGTACTGCATGACCTGGCTGCCGATCGAGAACGCAAGGCCGATCATGCCGATCGGATCGCACATTAGCCGTTCTCCTTGCCCGAGCCCGTCGTGCTGAGCACGTTCTTGTTGGCGAAGCCGGAACGATTGAAATCGTTCTGGCCCTGATATCCGCCATAGAAGCCGGTCGCGCCGATGACGAGCGGCTTAAATAGATCCCCCAGTGCGTTGTACTGCGGCACCGGGGCGATATTGCCGGCGAGCTTGTGCGCCTCGGTCGCCGCCACGTCAGGATCCTCAGTCATATACAGCTGGTTCTCGGCCTGGTCCTGCGCGCTCTGGATCTGCGTGTTGAGGTCGGACATGCTCTTGTCGATGTCCGATGCCATCTTGTTCTTCGCCTCGCCATATTGTCCGTAGGCCACCTGGTTGAAGCCTCCACCCTCGGCCGGCACATAGTTGACGCCGCCGACGTCCTTCATGAGGTCTTTCGCTGTCGTGCTGCCGCGCAGGCCTGCGCGCGAGATGCCATAGAGCGCTTCGTCCAATGCTTTGTTGTAGGTCGTGTTGAGGTTTCTGCCGTACAGGTCGGTGAGGCCGGTCTTGTATTTATCCTTGGTCCTGGCGAACGGGTCGTTTTCAAATTCGCCGGTGCCGCGCATTTTAGTGTAGTCCAGGCCCTCGAGTTGGGGGGCCAGCTGCTCCCACGCTGCGCCAACGGCGCGCAGATGACCCTCCGGGTCGTAGGCAGAATAAGCTGGGCCACCGGGGTTACCGCCGCCGGCGCCTTCATAGCCCAAAGCCACCTTCCAGCCGGTGTCGCCAATGTCGGACCACCCGCCAGCAGCATTAGCTCCGGGATCAACTTTGTCGGGCGCCTTGCCGGTCCCAGTGTGTGAGCCAGACCAGCCGCCACTGCTCATGCCCTGCCAAACGCCGCCAGGCGCAAGTCCCGCGACACCTGACAGCTTGGCCGCGGCCGGCGCGGTCTTTTCCTTGCCCTGGAACGTCTCGGTGATGCTCTTCATGCCCTGCTCGAGCCGCGACTTGCGCAGCTGTTCCTTCGCCTCGGCTTTCGCCGCCTGCTCGCGTTCGAACTGAACCATCTGCGAGTTTTGCGGCTGCGCGCCTTTTCCACCCATCACACCTGTCCTTGATATTGTGGCGCTGCCTTCTTGCCTGGCTGTCCCTGCATGCCGCTGACGAGCACGTCGCCGAGCCCCGAGAGGTCCGTGTTGCTCGCCGGGTAGTTACCGAAACCTGGCGGCGAATAGGGCTGCGTTTCCTTTTGCGCGATCGCCTCGACACCGCTCTGCTTGCTCGGATCCTCGGTGATCTGCGGCGCCGCCGTCTCGGTCTTTGCCGGCGTCGCGGTCTTCGGCGCGGTGGTCGAGCCGTCAGCATAGGTCCAGCCGCCGGTGTCCTGCGCTGTCGGCGTGTCCTGGTATTGCTGCCCGCTGCCGCTGTCGCCGCCCTTACCGCCCATCACACCTGTCCCTGTTGCTTGGTCGTGTCGGTGTACGGCCCCTGGCCGACGAACGCACCACTGTACGGGTCATATTTCGGCGAGTAGGTCTGCGGGTCCGCCGTCACCCTGGCGGTCTGGTCTGCCACCTGTTGCGATCGGCCGGCCGACAGGCCGCTCACCAGGGCGTCACCGAGCCCGGTGAGATTGTCCTTGCCGGCCGTCGTGTCGGTCGTCGTCGTCTTTGTCTCATCTGCCTTCGCCGGCTCCTCGGTTTTCGGCGCTTCCTTCACCGGCTCGCTCGCCGCGGCCTTCTGCTGCCCCGCTGCGAAGTCTTGCTGCGCCTGAGCTCGAGCTTGCGCCTGGTAGGCCGCTTCGCTGTTCTGTTGGCTGCTGCCGCTGTCGCCGCCCTTACCGCCCATTGAACTCTCCCTGCGGCTTGCATCTCACGAGTATGCCGCAAATCTCGCCGCCAAATTTGTGCTTCAGCATGTTGGTCAAGGTCTTCATCTCGGGTAGCCCGCTCGCGATCGGGAAGTTCATCACCGCGGCGTCATCTTCCTTCGCAAAGGCGAGCGCCAGGGCGACCAGCTTGCGCCCCAGGTTTGTGCGTCGGTACTGCGGGTGTACGTATGTTTCGTCCATCACTCCGATCGGCCTGGTGACATACGCGCTGTCGTAGTGCCAGGAGATCAGCCCGACGAGCTCGTGACCGTCGAACGCCAGGAGGTGCGGCTGCGTCTTGCCATCGATCAGCTGGTGCAGGCGGTTGATGGTTTTCTGCTCGTCGTACTGCAGCCAATGCTGCCATGGGGTCGCGTGGAAATAAGCGCCGAATAGCTGCGCAATCGCCGGCACGTCCTTGTGCTCGGCAAACCGGATTTCAATGTGCGACGTGTCGATCGACACGCGCCTCAGATTTCTCTGCGCGATATTCATCAGCTAGCCATCTGTACGCGGTGAAGTCTTCTTGCCCCGAGCCCCATTGCTGCAGCACAGCCTCCGGGTAGGCGCCGATGAGCTCGAGGAAACGCTCGACGTCCCGGCGATGCGAGAGCGCCATGCACTCGACACGGTGGTAGCCTTGCTGCACCAGGAACGGCAGCACAAAGCGCTTGATGTTTTTCAGGACCGCTGACAGCGCCTTGCCCCAGTGCCGGGTGCCAAACGCGAACCCCGTGCCGACACCATGGCGCTGCGCCATCATGCCCCACACAGCTTGTGGCATGTAGCCCTCGTCGACCGCGACGAAGCAGAACACAGCGTTCTGCATGATGATCGACGGCAGCGCCTCGAGGTCGCAGCCGGTCGCCAGGAGCTCGCGCTTGTCGAGCTCGCGCAGGTTCTCCAGGACGAACCGGATATCGCGCTCGGTGGGCTTCTCGGCTCTCATCAATCAGCGTCCGCTTTTTCGTAGTGGATCGTGATGTTGGAGATGGTCTTCTTGCCGAGCGTGCCTGGCGTGTATGGATTGACCTTGCCCGATCGCAGTCGCAGCGAAAAATGCGTGCTGTAGCCCTCCATGGGCCATCGGCCCTGCTCGTAGGTTGCGCCAGTGAACATGCCGAGATAGCTCTCGCCGTCTCCATCTGGCGAGTTCTCGCTCGGTTCGAAACTCGCATAGACCTCCCAGTCGCCCTCGCACGACGCATCGAGGCCCTTTAGTTTTTTCTTGGTGGCCGGGTCGCTGCCGGCGTGAAAAGGGAGAACAACCTCCACCGGGCAGGCGTCATAGAGCTTGGTCGGGTCGACCGTGTCCTCCATGGAGCCGTAGACCCAGATGTTGTGCTTGTCGTCGCGCAGCACGATGCGGTTCATATGCGTGCAAGCAGCCACGGCGTTGAACGGCGGACGATACTCCGACCAGGCTGTGATCTTCGGCCCTGGATAAGCGCTCAGCACAAAGATCCGCGAATTGACCACACCTGTCGTGGCGTCGCGCGCGAGCGGCATGATGATCCACACGCGCCCGGTGACCGGCTGCACGATCGATATCGCCTGGGACAGCGAGTATTCGCCCCACTCCTGGAACAGGCTTTGGATCAGCGGGTCGATCGGCGAGCCCACGTCGGACACCGATGCTGCCAATGAACTATTTCGAGCCTGGAGTGATCGCACGCCGTCGCCGGCCAGGAACAACACGTCACCGGATCCGTACTGCAGCACGGAGCGCCAGGCGATCGTGCCGGTGCCGCGCAGCGTGCTGTCGTATTGCATCTTGCTCGGATCGGGATCGATGATCCACAGCTGCGTGGCGTTTTTGCCCATCACAGCCAATTTGTTGTAATAGACCTCGATCGCGACATTGTTGGTCATGTCGCTGTCTTGCAGGCTGAGGTCGTTGGAAAAATAACCGGCGGTTTTCACACCGGTCGGCGGTTCAGTCTCCGGGACGTTCTCCCAGGCTTCCGGCTTGCCGACGCAGGAGCTCCCGAGCGAGCTCCCCTCCACGACAAACATCTTGTCCTTGTAGGTTCGGCAATAGTGACCGTGGATACCGTTGGTGAGCGAGTAGACGAACGGCGGGTCTGGCGGCCATTTGCCGAAA